CAAGGCGGTAGCCCATGCCGACCAGTCCGCTGGCGACTTCGGGGAAGCCGAGGCGGAGATGATGGGCGACATTCTCGAGGAAGATGAAGGGCGGCTCGACCTCGCCGATGATGCGGGCGACATGCGGCCAAAGGTGGCGCGGGTCGTCCGCGCCCCGGCGCTTGCCCGCGACAGAGAACGGCTGGCACGGATACCCCGCAGTGACGATGTCCACCGCGCCGCGCCACGGGCGGCCGTCGAAGGTGGCAACGTCGTCCCAGACAGGCGCGCAATCCAGGGCCGCCTCTTCCATCCGTGCCACGAGAATGGCCGCGGCGTAGGTTTCCCGTTCGACATGGCCCACAGTTCGATATCGGGGCAACGCGATGGTGAGCCCGAGGTCGAGCCCGCCTGCGCCGGAACAGAGCGAGAGGCCGAAAAGGTCTGCGGCTCCGGAACCGTGTCCGGAGGAAGGTAAAGCCAGGTCATGCATCGCCTCAGCGCGGGTTGGCCGTCAGATCGGCGAAGCTCTCGCCGGTCCCGTCCAGCACGGCCTCTTGGCCGGTGAATTGCTGCCACCGCTGCACGGCGACATCGACATAGGCCGGGTTCAGTTCGATCCCGTAGCAGACTCGACCCGTCGTTTCGGCCGCGATCAGCGTGGTGCCCGAGCCCATGAACGGCTCGTAGACCGCCTGACCCGGGCTGGAATTGTTCAGGATGGGCCGACGCATGCATTCGACGGGCTTCTGCGTCCCGTGAACCGTTTCGGCATCCTGATCCTTGTTTGCGATCTGCCAAAGCGTCGTCTGTTTGCGATCACCCGCCCAGTGGCCCTTACCGGTTTTCTTCACGGCATAGAGGCACGGCTCGTGCTGCCAGTGATAATCACCGCGGCTCAGCACCAGCCGGTCCTTGGCCCAGATGATCTGGGATCGGATGTTGAAGCCTGAGGCCTCAAGGCTGTCGGCGACCGTGGTCGCATGCAGCGCGCCGTGCCAGACATAGGCCACATCGCCCGGGAACAACGCCCAGGCATCGCGCCAATCGGCGCGGTCATCATTCAGCACCTTGCCGGTGCGCTTGGTGGCGGCAGCCCCTGCCTTGTTGCGCCAGCCAGGATCGTATTCGACACCGTAGGGCGGATCGGTCACCATCAGTTGCGGCTTCACATCACCCAGTAGCCGCTCGACATCGGTGGCCACGGTGGCGTCACCGCAGAGCAGTCGGTGCTTGCCAAGCACCCAAAGATCGCCTGGTCGGCTGATCGGAGTTTCAGGGGCCTCAGGAACATCATCCTCACCCTCTCGGGACGCAGTCTCAGGATCAACCTCTCCGGCCAACAGCGCCTCGAGTTCAGCGTCATCGAAACCGATAAGCGACAGATCGTAGTCCTCGGCCAGCAGGTCGTTCAGCTCGGCCGACAGCAGCGCCTCGTCCCAAGGGGCCTCGGTCAGCTTATTATCCGCAATCCGGTAGGCCCGGCGTTGGGGCTCGGTCAGATGACCGAGTACGATCACGGGCGCTTCGGTCAGCCCGAGCTGCGTGGCGGCCAGTACCCGACCGTGGCCCGCGATCAGCTCGCCATCGTCGGCGACGAGGCACGGCACGGTCCAGCCGAACTCGGCCATGCTGGCGGCGATCTTCGCAACCTGATCCGCGCCGTGCAGCTTCGCGTTCTTGGCGTATGGCTGGAGTTTGACCAGCGGCCACATCTCGATCACGTCCGGGGCAAAGCTCAGGGTCATGCGGGTCGGTTCGCCTCAATCGGGTGGACTCCGGACATCGGCAGCCAGCCTGGACTCCACGAGGGGTCCAGCGGCCATCGGGCGTGTCCAGCGTCAAAGGTTTGTTTTGTTGTGGTTTTCAGCGGATGGCGAGTGGATGCCTGCTAGGGGTGGCTTCCCAAAAAACGCGCCCTGTCGCTAGCGATATTGCGCGCTTCGCCCGCCCGTATAGGTTTACGGCCAGGAAGGACCCGTAAAGTCAGTGGGTTAGCCGCCTGGACCCCGGCTGGACCCTTCAGTGGCCCCCGGAAGCCAGCGCCGCAGGCCGTCCCGCGCGCGCCTCTCCCGAGTATATCAAAATTGATAGCCGACAGCGCCGTATTTGTCTTGGCGTTCGATGTCTCAGGGAAAATTGTCTCACATCGGCGAAGAGAGTTGACATCAGCTCAGCAAATTCCGTGATGCAACGCCACGTAAAGGCAGCTACTGGATTGCGAAACATACAATCTGTGAGCATGCAAATGGCCAATACACCACTCGACGACATCTTTAGGTCTATTGGTGAAGACGTAAGTGGCATTCTTAGTACAATGCCTGTTCCACTCGAAACGGCAGACCCACCCAACACCCTTGGGGTTTACATTTTAAGGGTGGAAAACGAAGTGATGTATGTCGGCGAGGCGAAAGGAAGCAAGGGCCTGAGAGACCGCCTTCTCTCAAAGCACATTTCGGGAGATGATAACCACGCGGTGCAAAGAGCTTTCAAGGAAGACTTTCCCGACCGCCAATTGCGTCGCGCGCACATCAAGAAAACTGTTTTCGCCCAATGGCGAGAGATCGAACATCCCGACAGAGTCTCGGCTGTCGAAAGGACTCTGATCTGGATGTTCTCGCCACCTTGGAACAGAAAATAATCATCTTGCCTTCGAGATAGTGTATTCCATCGAACGCCTCCGCGGCACCTGCTTTCCGTTTAGCTTCCAAACCATGACCGCCAGCCCGTATTGCCACCTGCGGTTCGCAGTCGCCCGGCTGATCCCCATCTGCCAGCAGATCGGTTTCCAGGGCGTACGCTCGGCACGGAGCCAAACGATCCGGGCATCATCCCGTTCCAGCCAGCGCAGCCAGAGCAATGCCTCCTCGGCTTCGGTGATCTGGCGCGGACCCGGCCGGGGTCGACGCATCTGGGGCTCCTGACCAACCTTGTCTGCGAAGCTGTGGAAATACTCGGGCCATGCATTGAAGAAGCCCTGCGGCATGACGCCGGGCAAGGTGCGGAAGACGTCGGCCGCGCTCTCCAGCCGGTCCTCCACCCGTGTGGTTGTCCAATCACCCATGACGTGCCTCGCGTTCCAGTTTGCCATACAGGCGCTCGCCAATCTGGCGCACCAGTTCGCGCTCGGGCCAGGTCAGCCGGTCATCGTCGACGGCTACGGCTAGCAGGCCTTGCTCTTTCCAGCCGTCGCGTTTGACCTCATCGGGGTGGCGACGATGGCCGCCATAGCCCTTGGGTGTGAAGCGCATTCCGGTCATTGCGCACCTCCATGGGTTTCCATGGCCCAGAGCAGGATCGCGATGGCATCGGCTTCGTTGTCGTCGGCCGGGCTGAACCCACGTGCCCGGGCGGCGGCGATCATGGCCTCCTTGTTGGCGTTGCCCTTGCCAGTTGCGAACCGCTTGATCGTTCCGACGGGCACGCCCTCGTAGGGCACACCGCGCATTTCAGCCCATGCGGTCAGGGTAGCCATCAGGCCGCCGTAGACGTGGGCTGCGTCAGTGCCCGCGTGGCGACGGACCTCCTCGAACCAGATGGCGGCGATAGGACCGGACAACCGCTCCAACTCGCCCAGCCAGTTCGTGAAGCGCAGGTATCGCATCCCACCGCCATCGAACCGGCCGTTGCGGAACGATGCTGTGCCGCTGGTGATCAGCCCATCGGTGCCATGCAGCGCCCAGCCCGTGGTTGTACCAAGATCGAGCGCCAGCAATGTGCGCTGGCCGGTGAACGCGGGCGGCACTTTCTGGATGGCTTCCTGATTGGGGTTGGTCATGGTCTGGTCCGCCATGGGCTTTCTCCTTTTGTGATTGTTTGCTCGAGGGGTGGAACGGGTCAGACTGCGACCCGAGAAATTGCCCAGGGGTAGGTGGTGGCTCTCCCCGCCTGTAGCGGGGAGGACAACTACCCCTTTAGGGGGGACTTTTCTGAAATCTGAAATCTGGCGTAGGACACTGATTTCATTTGCTAAATCCAGATTGTGGAGCAGATTTCGGAAACACCCTTCCGAAATCTGGAAAGGACCTTCCAAACCCCTGAAACCAAATGGAAAAAGCCAGATTCCAGATTTCAGCAGGATTTCAGATTTTGCAAAATCTGGCCAGATTTCGGGATTCTGCACCCAGATTTCGGAGGGCAAAACGACGTGTTTCATCATGCGTCCTCCGCCTCGCGATAGACCCAGACGGACGGGTTTTCGACGGGCAGGACGGCACCGGTCTGTGGACATTTGTAATGGCTGGGCAGGACGTCGATCAGCTCCGGCGTGACCTCTCCGGTGCCTGGATCGACATGCTCCCGGCTGGTTGCAAGACGCATGGTCTCGACGCAGAGATAGCCGTATTTGCTCCGCTCAGTCGCCAGATCCAGCGCCGCCGCAGCGGCCCCGCGAACGAACTTCACGTACCCTTTCGTGGTCAGCACGTTCAGCCGTTCGCGGATGATCGATTGCCCACCGAGCCCCCCTGTGTTCTCAAAGGTCTCAGCGAAATGGGTCATCGTGTACATCCGACCCTGCAGCGCCTCTTCGTACAGCAGACCGCAGATCACCTCGCCTTTGCGATCCCGTTCTGCGTCGTGCCTTGCGCCAACTTCCTGCCGGACGAGGCGCTCATTTATCGGATTGATCTCGACCCATTGGCCGCCAACCTTGTCGATCACCTTTGGCGGCAACGCGGGACCATTGCGCAGTTCGATCTCTAATTTGCGCTGGGAACTTTCTTCATCGGGCCGGTGCAGGATCAGGCCGGAGGTGTAGAACCCGCGGAGCGCGCTGGCGCCGGAGAGCGCGAGGAAGGGATCGTCCTTTACCTGCTGCTTGCTGAGCTTCTTGGTGTGGTGGATCAGGATGACGCCGCAGTCGGGATCGATATGGTCACGCAGAACCTCGACCCGTTCCTTCAGGAAAAACATCATGGCGGTGTTGTCGTTTTCGCCTCCGCCATCGGGCCCGCCATCAAAGAGGTTCCGGATCGGGTCGACGCAGAGGATGTCAGGCGCCGCTTCGGGGAAAGCCGTCTGGACAGCGCGGGCAACCCGCACGCTGCCCTCGTTGTCGAGCAGCATCTTGAGCTTTGGAGTGGCAACGAAGGTGTCGCGTGCGGCGGCCAACACCTCTGGCGGCAGCGCGATCTGTTTCAGCCTTTCGCGCAGGTAGTGATACTGGATCTCGGCCTGCAGATAGAAAATGCGCAGCGGACGCGGCGGGGTGAAGCCGAGGAACGGCACACCGGCCGCCATGTGGACGAGCCAGGAGATCAGCAGGTCGCTTTTGCCAACCTTCGGCGCGCCACCCAGCACCAGCAGCCCGCCCGGCGTCAGAACGCGTGGGGCGATGATGTCCTCAGGCATGGGGCTTTGGTCATCCAGCAGCGCGCCCAACGTGAAGGCGGGCATCTCAACCGGCCCCGGTGCGCCGGACTCCAGCCGGATCAGCGGCGGCCCGTATTTCTCGACATGCCGTTCCCAGAGCCGCTCTGACTCGCGCTTCAGCCGTTCCACGGGCCACTGGGGCCGCAGCATCGCGGCGTTGTAGCCGCAGATGCCTTCCCAGCCTTCGTCATTGGTCATCCGGCCCTCGTGGACCATGCGTATGAAATGCCCGATCGCGGCCGATGCCCCCTCGAAGCGGGACCAGTCGTCCTGAGCTCCTTCGCGCACCGGGGTCACCAGCACATGGTCCATCGCCGGTTTGTCGGGATGCGTAAACTCGGGCTGCAGGGCCACGCCCGGCGCGGGCGGCATGTCGGTGACGGCCTCGATGAACTCGGCCAGATCACGCTCGCGATCGGCATTCAGTTCAACGATCCGAACCTGCGTTTTCAGGCTGTTCTTGTAGTAGACGCTGCCTGCCACCCGGATCGGCTGGTGAGCCGAGCGGAAATGCATATCGCCGCCGACCTTCGCGGCAATGTCCCCGCGCAGGCGGCAGACACGGCGGATGTCATCGCCCTCGGCAGGCTCGGTCAGCGCCCACCAGACATGGGCTTTCCGCTGGCCCTCCGGTGTCACGCCACCGCTTTCCACCACCATGGTCGGTGCGCCGAGATGGCGTTCCAGGTGGGCGCGCTTGGCGGCAATGTCGCCGGTGTCGAGATCGACAACCACGGTCTGCATCTGCAGGATTTCGGCGGCTTTGGCCTGACCGGGTGCGGCCACGGTGCCGGGGATCACATAGACCGCTGCGCCTTCCCGCGAGGCCCATGTGGCGAAAGTCGCCATCTTCTCCGGCGCGGCCTGATCCGCCTCCAGCCAGATGTTGTGTGGACGACCATCAATGCCCTGGCCCTTGTCAATGAAGCTGCGGACCGGAATCAGCCCGTCGCAATAGCCGAAGACGACCTGCATGAATTGGGCGATCTGCGCAGGATCGGGCTCGTCGCCAAACACGTCAATCTGCGGGGCCGCGTCGTTGAAGTCGCGCCACGGGTTGAAATGGACGATGTTTTCCTTGGGTGCATCGGGCGTCGTGTCATCGCGCATGGTCGGGTCCCGCTCGGGGTTGGATGGGTCGGTGGGCTCATCGGTCATGTGGCAAGCCCCCAGCACCGCTCGGCATGGGCGCAGAACCGGCATTCGTAGAAATCGCGGTTGGCGGCGATGCGGGGCAGCAGATCACCTGCATCTGTGGCCTGCAGGATCTTCACTGCGCGGTCAGACATGCGCTGCGCGAGATCGGCATCGAAAGGGACGAGCTCATGGTGCAGCTCGGCCGTGTCCTTGTTGATCACGGTGAACAGCGCCGGTGCTGTCGATATCCCCGGCACCGAGGGTTCCATGTAGGCCTGGTAGATCGCGATCTGGGCGGCATAGACAGGCTTGGAAACCGTGACGCCGTCCTTGACGCAGGCGCGCCAGTTCTTCGCGTTCATGGTCTTGCATTCCCAGAGCGTCGGCGCGCGCATGCCAAGCGCTGCTGGGGCATCGGCGATGATCCCGTCGACGTGGCCCCGGATACGACCGCCCGCGACGGAGAAGCCGAACTGGCCACCATCGCGTTTTTGGGTCACCAGATCGATCCCGGCCGCGCGCAGCCAGCGGATCGCCAGATCCTCGAGTTGATGACCGATCGCGAAGATCCGCAGCGTCTGCCCGCCGAAGTCGGCACCCTCATCCTTGGGCGCACCGGCGAACTCGAACTGAAGCGCGCGTTCGCAAGCATGCCCGAGGCGCGACGCGCCGAGATAGGTCCGGGGCGGCGTGGCCGCGCGTTCGGCGATGAGGGCGGCGTCGACCAGCGCGTTGATCCGCTCGGCCATGGAGGGGCGTGGGTTGAAGTCCAGCATCAGAACGGCACCTCCGGTGTCTGGGCCCGGGCGATGTCGGACATGGCCTCGCGGAAGCCCTCGACGGCCTCTTCGATCAGGGCGCGCACCTGAGCCTCGGTCAGATCGGCAAATGCGGTCTGCCAGCCGATCTCGTCCATCAGCATGGCGATGCGTTTCATGGTGGCGGTGACGGCGGCGCGTTCTTCTTCTGTCAGGTCAACCATGGCAAAACGCTCCCGCGCCAAACGCGTCCACAAGCCTTGGCAGGGCATCGAGCAGAACCAGACCGATGGCCGGGGCCGTCTCGACCGGACCGGATTGCGCCAGCCAAAACCACGCGTGGGTTGCCGGCAGACAGCACAGAGCGTTCCACGCGGATGCCAGAGACGACGCCGCTCCTCGGCCGTGATGGGGGCTGAAGATCTCATGGATCATGCCGCCCTCCGTTCGGGACCAGCCACCGCATTTACGACCCCTTGGATAGCGCGCTTGTTGAAGCCGAAGGTCATCAGCGCCGAGGCGCGGTAGCGCGTCAGGCCGAAGTCGTGGCCACACTCGGGCGGCAGGTATTTCAATTGCTTGTCGGTCGGTGGCTGACGCAGCCACCCCCTTGTCTTGAAGGCGCTTTCATCACTCTCGTGGGTGTTGAGCCAATCATCGGCCTGCGCGAGGCAGACGGTGCGTTGGCCGACGCCCAACAAGCGTGGCCGCTCGCCCTTGGCCCCACCAATGGCGTACCAGACGCCCTCCATCCAGAAGATGCCGCCCCAGGCCGTGAAGCCCGTGGCCATAAGCGCGTCGTCCGTGCCGAAGAGATCGACCCATGCGAAACTGGACCGTTTCAGCAGATCGATCTCGGTCATGACAAAACCCGAGAGCGGCACTGCGTCCGCGCCGGTCTCGCCTTCGTCCTGCAGCAATACCTCGCCGCAGAGCGGGCATTCGGTGGCGGCGAGCGGGATCTCCGCTGCGCAGGCCGGGCAAGTTTTCGTCGGGGCCCCGCCGGTGCCGATCTTGCCATCCAGATCGACATCCTGTTCCAGCGTGCCGTGGATCAGGCTCGACGTACCGAAATCCAACACCACGCAGTCGGTCTTGACGATGCCGGGGTGCTCCTCCGGGTCGACCGTGCGCAGCCCCCGCCCAACCATCTGGATCATGGTGGATTTGTAGGAACTGGGGCGCAGCAGCACCACGCAGGCCGTCGGCGGATGATCCCAACCTTCAGTGAGCACAGCGACATTGACGACCACGCGGATAATGCCTGACGCGTAATCAGCCAAGATGGCCTTGCGGGTCTCAGAAGCCAGATCACCATGGATCAGCGCAGCAGTGATCCCTGCGGCGCGGAATGCCTCGGTCACATGGTCCGCGTGGGCGACGGTTGAACAGAAGACAACCGTTTGACGGTCGCCTGCCTTTTCGGTCCAGTGGCGGATCACCTCGTCGGTGACAGGCGCGCGGTCCATGATGCCCGCCACCTCGGTCATGTCGAAATCGGCACTGGTCTTGCGGACCGACTTCAATTCCTCCTGCACCCCCACATCGATGACAAAGGTGCGCGGCGGCACGAGGTGGCCAGACGCGATCAACTCGCCCAACCGCACCTGGTCGGCGACATTGTCGAAGACCTCGCGCAGACCCTTGCGGTCGCCCCGGGTCGGCGTTGCCGTCACCCCGAACACCCTCGCGTCGGGATTTGCATCGCGCACCCGGTCGATGATCCGGCGGTAGCTGTCCGCCACCGCGTGATGCGCCTCATCAATCACCAGAAAATCGAGGCGCGGCATGTCGGTCAGATTCGACGCCCGCGCCAGTGTGGGCACCATGGCGAAGGTGACGTCGCCGCCCCAGGATTTCTCTGTCGCGTCGATCACAGATGTCGACACCTCCGGCACCACGCGCTGAAACTTGGCGCGGTTCTGCGCCGTGAGCTCGTCGCGATGTGCCAGAACACAGGCTTTGGCACCGTCGCCGATCATCTCGCCGGTGACCGCCGAGAGCATGATGGTTTTTCCCGCGCCGGTGGGTGCCACGCCCAACGTGTTGCTGCGGGAGGCGAGCGCAGCAACACTGCGCTCGACAAAGATTTTCTGGCGGGGGCGCAGGCGCATGACCGATCCCCCCTTACTGAGCCCAGCTCGGCCGCCCGGGGGCACCGGGGTTGGCTGCTGGCGGATTTGACGATGGCGCTGCGGGTGCATTCTGCTGCGGGGCGTTCCCTGGTCCGGCGTTACCGCTGAACTGCAGGGGGGCCGTTCCCATGACCTGCGCATAATCGCGATGGTCAGGCGTGACCGCGCTGCGGATCTCGTTCTTGTCGTCACCGCTTGCATCGGTTCCAATATCGATACGCGCGATGAACTCGATCCCGTCGAGATCGGCAAATCCACTGATCCGCCGCGCCGCCTGCGCCTCGGCCGACATGTCCTTGTCGGAAATCCCCCGCGCCGAGTTCAGCATGCCACGCACGAGGCTGCGGCCCATGTTGGTCCAGTCCGGGCCCTTGGGGCTGTAGAGCCCGATCAACGTGAAGATCTTGCGGCGGGCATATTGGCCCTCGGTCACGGTGAACTCGCCATTGAGATAGACAGCCCCAGTGGAGCCGCGCGTGGCATAGCCGCCGGTCCAGCCTTGCGAGGCGTCGTCGAACCCGCCGGGGCGGATGGTCAGGCGCACCTTGGCCAGCGTGCCCTTGGGGATGAGGTTGGTGTTGCTCTGCGCGTCGTTGAAATCGTTCCAGGAACCCATGGGGAACCTCCTTTTCTGATCAGGTTTGTGGTTGGGATTGGTCGGCTGCCGCCGGATCGACGGGCGGCTGGGTATAGGTCAGGCGATCCGTCGCCGGGGCTGCGGGCGTCCGGATCCTCGCCATCAGGCGGCCGAGATGGGGTTCTTCGACTTGTGCCAGGCGGCCGGAGCGGTCCTTGGCCGGAAAGCCCCAGGGATTGATCGTCTGGCAGACGAAGGCGCGATACGGATCGCCGCCATCGGCCTTCAGTTCCGCCATGGTGATTACCTCATCGACGATCCCTGGAAGTTCCAACCCGGTCTTTGAGCCGTCGATCTGCGGCTGGAAGACCTTGCGATTGAAGTCGTCGAGCTTCTCGTCGAGGATCCCGACGAACCAGACATTCTTGGCCCGCGTGTGCTGCAGATGGGTGAGCCAGCCGATCATCTCGCGGCCGTGCAGGCCGTAAGCGCCGCGGACATCCGGCTTGCCGGTCTTTTCAGACAGCGCCTCGGGCTGGCCCTTGCACCACCCGAAACACAGCCGCCCGGCGACCGTGATCGAGTCCACGAAGATGGTGTTGTAGCGGTCCAGTTCGGCTGGATCGCCGAAGCGTTCGCAGACAGCCTTGTAGTGCGCCGGGCTATAGGGCTGCTCATCCCGCAAAGCCGGGTTGGGCCCGCCGATGAACACCGCGAAATCCCGGCATTCCGTCCATGTGCGTGGCCGGATACTGTCACCGGACCAGCCCTCTATAGCGAGATCGCCCGCCTCGAGATCCATGAACAGCGTGCGCTCGGGATCGAGGGTCCAGAGCAGCGACGTTTTCCCAATGCCGGATTTGCCGAAGATGCAGCCCTTGATCCCGCGCGGCTCGGCCAATCGCTGGTCGGCGCTGATGATGGGGAGGCTCACTGGTCTGCCCCCTGCGCGAGGATCTCGACCTTCAGCGTGCCGGGCCGGACTGTGCGTGCGGGCTCGAAACCCTGCCGGATGGCTTCGGGCCAGGCGGCGTATTTGCGCTCGGGCACCTTGTAGGTCAGATCGACATATTCGGCGGGATCGTCGCCTGCATCGCGGATCCGCGCCACCATGGCGGCCAGCCGGTCCTGGTCCCAATCGACCCGCTTCGGCAGATCGGCGACCACGGTGAAATCACCGTCATCGAAACGGACGGTGCCGGTGTCTTTACCTGCGGCTTGGCGTTTCTCAGTTGCACGAGTGGCGTAACGGACAGCCAATCCAGCATCGAAGCGGGTCTTAGCGGCTTTGTCGCGCTTCAGACGCTCGTCGATTTCGCGCTGCAGGATCGCCAGCAACTCGACCGGCAGCGCCGCAACCTCGGCGGCGCTGAGAGATGGCAGATCGTCAGGCGTGGGGGTGTTCTCGGGGAATGGCATGAAATGGTCTCCGTGATCGGTGAAAAGGGATTGAAATGCGGGCATCACGCGGCCTCCTGTTCGGCGAGCAGCAGCTCGGACAGCGAGACGGCAGCGGCTTTGGGCTTGGGCCGGGCGACGGCGATGTAGGCGAACTGATCCGGGCCCACGCGCTCCTGCACGAGATGCACGAGACCAAGTTCAGCGGCCCAGAACGCCCGCGATCCAAGCTTGCTCAATTCGCCGCGCGCCGCATCCGACAGCCCTGAAAACACAGGGAAGATGTCGAGCACCAGAAAGCCGCGATGGTATTCCAGCCGGTCGCCGGGAACGGCCTGCGCCACCCAGGCGCAGAACTCGATCTCGGACAGCGGTCGGCTGGCGCGGACCGTGATGAAGGGTGTGGTTCCCATGAACATGATCTCCTCCTTTTCCCTCTACTCAGGCCGCCGCGACATCGTCCCAAGCGGGACCGAGACCGCTTCGGTGTCTTGGTTTGAGGCGTTGTGCTGGTCGTCCGGCTGGCCCGTGTCGGCGTCGGCGTAGACCGCCACGAGAGGCGTCCCATCCTGGTGGGCACCGGCATTCTCGATGCGGTATGCACGCTGGTTCTTCAGGATTTCCGGCAACTCCCAGCGGCGGTAGAGGCCGGGGATGCGCTTGAGGTCTGCGGACAAGAGGTCGGCTTTGCGGATCATGCGGGTCGACTTTCGGTTTGAGTGGGGCGCGCGGTGGCGTCTGAATGGGAAAAGCCACCGCACCGCAGGGATCGGGACACCCGATCAGCGAAATTCTTGCAGGACGTCGCGCAGACGCCGGGTCGCCCGCTGATAGCGTTTGCGCGTCGCCGCCTCAGACAGCCCCAGTTCGGTCGCGACCTCCGATTGAGAGAACCCGTCGATGGCCACACGGATCACCAGATCCGCATCCGTGCCGACGATGCGGACGAGATCGCGGTGGAGCAGTTCGGGACTGGCGTCACCCGACAGCACTTCACCGTCGGCCGGGATTTCGTTGGGATCAGCCTCGCTGCGCAGGCTCTGGTGCCTGTCCTCGCGTTGACGCTTTCTGATCACGTCCCGCTCGATGTTCCGCAGGATGGTTGCCGCGATCCAATTGACGCGCTGCATATCCAGACCCCGAATGGCCTCGGAAGCTCGTGCAAGGATTTCGGATGCAACCTCGTCGCCGGTGCCGATCCTGCGCCAGATCGATCTGCGCCGAACGGCATCCAGCCCCGGCCAGAGCGCCAGAAGCATCAGCGTCAGGGCACAATCGGCGGTCTCGCCATCAGACTGCGCGACCCTGACCAGCGCGACCAGCAGCTGGTTTTTCTCGTCCGGCGCACGGCCACCGACGTGCAGCGTGTCCAGCAAAGCGGCGGGATCAGCGAAATGTGCGAGCAGTTCGCTGCTGCGCCGCAGAGCATCGAAGGTGTTTTGAAAACCGAGAGTTGATGAAGAAAACATGAGGTGATCACGGATCTCGTGCCACGCGATAGACATTGGACGCCTGCCTTGCGGCCAGGCGTCCAGCGCCTTTTCGTGGCCAGGTCAGGACGTCGTGCGTCTCTGCGATTTCAGGGAAATGGTGAGATGCGCGCCTTAGCGCGCGGGTGATGTCGCCTGGTTCAGCGTTCCGCAGCCGCGGCAGGTGGCCACGACCGGAAAGCCCACGAAATACTCGTGCCCTCGCGCAAAACGCAGATGCATGCGGCCGTCCCGGCAGACGCCGAGCAGCTTGTCACAGCGCGTGCAGCGCCATTCGGGGCTGAAAGGGGTGGGTTTCGTCTTGGCACCACCGGTCCAGTTCGTCTGGGCTGGCTGGCGAGAAGTGTCGGGAGTCGGCATTGGAAGTGCTCCTCTTTGCTGTGGAGCACTCCTATTGGACGCAAGAATCGGAGTTCGTCAGACCTCGGAACGGAGCCGGATCGGAGTTGATCTCAGATCGCGATCTCCCACCACTTACGTTTCGGAGATCGGACAAAGTCTGCCTTGAGCTTTTTCCAAAGCACAGACCCAAAAATGTTGGACAATGATTGGTCCTCAATGCCTGAAATAAGATCTGCTGTTACGATTGGTGCGGGGCCATTATTGTGGGCGTCCACAAGCCGCTGAACGACGAGCAGCCTCTGTTCACCCGATATGTCGATGGATCCCTTTCCCGGCACAAAAAGCGTTCCGGAATTTTCGCCAGTGCGTTCAAGCTGCACGGTCAGCCCGCCTCGCGCGAGAGATTGGTCGCGTCGAAAGATGGCCTTGAGCTTGTCTGCAACCAGGGTGATTTCCGGTTCGTCGGCTTCCATGTGATCGGCAAGAGGCGTCAGAACATTCGCAGCAAGGCACGCCCCCGCCGCGTTTCCAGCCTGCAGCACCAGCCCAATCCCAAGGCTGCTGCGTGCCCTTAGCTCTCCGTCGACCGACGCCCTGACTTTTTCCTGGTCCAGACTGCGAGCCAGGTAGATCGGAACATCCCGGTTGTCGATCTCGAGCGTGCCAAGATACAGCAGGTGTTTATTCAATTCCTCGATGGCAGGCGCATCCAGCGTATCTTCCAATCGGGCGCGAAGATGCTCCTCGACCCAGCCATCGCGCACACGATAGATTCTATAGCGATCCGGACTTCCACCACTGGGAGCAACATGGCCCTCTGCAACTTTGAGATCGACCTTGTCCGGTTGTGCAACGACTTCGGCCGCAACTGGGCCAATTCCGTCTTCGTCATCGATCAGGTCGTCGCCTTCCCAACCCGCGGGCACAAGGAAACCCAATTCTGTCAGAAGAGCCGGATCGATTCCGCGATCCAGCAGCCATGCGCCTGCGATCCTGTCGACGCCGATGTCCCAGATGGCGAGCAGCGCAGGCACAATAGCCATGCCTTCATCAGCGCTAGGGGCGCGCCCCTCCTGCATGATGTTCCAATGCCGAAGCAATCGATGACCGAGTACGCGCTCGAAATGATCGTCCAAGCTGAGCAGGCTGCTTGTGTTTCGGTCGGTCAAAGTGAAGTTGAGTGTTTTCTCATGTGATGCGCCGGCGCGGCGATACCTGACTGCAATTTCCACAAAGCGGATCGCGACGGCGCGGGAGAAAATGCGGTCAAGACCGGGCTGACCACCAATAATTGTCGATATGTCTTGATTTATCGTCGTTGATAGAGAAAGGCGATTTGCCAAATTAACAACGCTGATTTCAGCACGGATCACCTGAGCACGTAGGATTACCGCGTCTTCCAGTTCAGGCGTTTCCAGATGAAACCCGTTCAGGAATTGCGAGATATCGTACGCCTGAAAATCGACCGGCTGGTTCGAATACGTCTGATCCAAAGCCGTCTCAATGAACTGCTCGGCGATGGTGTGGCGCAAGGTTCTGTTGCCTGCCCGAACATGAACCCGACCTGTCGAAGGCGTGTAGACGATCATCGCTTCACCCGGCGGTCGGAAATAGATGCGGGACCGATTGCCGGAATCATCAATCTCTCGAACGCTGGTCGGAGGGTCGGGGTGAAATAGCAGATACATCTCGGCAGCCGGTTCGTCCCCATCCTCCGGAATGTCGAACCGGTCAATGCTATATCCGTCACCTCGATCCAGCTCGGTATTCAGCTGGGAAAGCAGCGCATCGAGTATTTCGCTGCCAGCGTCAGGACCACCGTCCGTGGACGGATCGGCCATAAACGTCTGATAGTGCTTGTCGTAGCGACGGTACATGCGCAGGTGCAGGCTGTTTTCGGCCGCTTCGAACAGGCTCTGTTCGCGAGTGAAGGCCCAAAGGCTGCGCGCAAGCTGATCCCGCTGGTTCATGAGTTCCCGGGAGCGCTCCGGTTCGAGCTTTGCCTTGGCCAAGCCTTCGAGCACGAATTGACCCCGGTCTGCGATGAGGGTGGCAATGCGCGCGGCCTCCGCCTCTAGTGGCCCCAAGCGGTCCTTGTTTTCCTGATGCAGCATGTTGCTGGCGGTAGCAGGACCTTCCAGGCTATCAGGCTCGAACTGGTAGTTCTCCAGCCAGTCCAGCCTCTCGAATGACCTGCTACGTAAAAATGCCGATAGCAATGACGGCTCTGCGTCATTGAGCAATCGAGAGAGATTCGGGCAGGTTTTGGCTGGGGCACGTACCATATAAGTCTCCGAAAACGCTTATTTACTCTGCAGTCTGCAAACGTGGTGTCATATTCTGAATTAGAAATTGCGATGACCTGTTGCGCAATTGGGAACGGGATTGACGCATTTCCGAATGGACTGTGCTGCTCGGGTAAGGTCAATGCGCGCCTCTTCGATCAACGCCAGGATATTGGGACTGATCGGAATTGCTTTGCGCGCCATGAAATCACCCCAACGAATGTTTGCTCTCTACCTGATTCAACCTCCGATAATCGCTGACGAAACTTTCTTCCGCAAGGGCCGATGTTCTCCACTTGTTCGCTTTGCTGGCAGCCGTGGAGCGCGGCATGTCCCACCCGAGGCTTCGCGGTGGCTTTTGATTGGTAACGACACCCCAATCACGGCTGCCCGAGACATGAAACGACCCAACCCACTCCCGCCCGACCAGATGACACCGGCCGAACGCCGCGCCGAACTATGCGGGTTGCTGGCGCTCGGGTTGGTTCGCCTGCAGATGCGAGATCGGGCGGAAGTATCTGACGATACTAGAGAAAGTTGCCTACACTATCCGGCCGACGAATGGCGTCATGCAACTCCAACTCACAGGAGAAACGCATGACCAAACAAGATCCCATTCCCGCCCGCCTGGCCGCGCTCAAGACCACGTCGACGCCCGACCTGAAGCAGCAATGGCGCGATCTGTTCGACAGCGAGCCGCCGCCGTTCAATCGTCACTATCTCGAGAGCCGCCTGGCATACCGCATCCAGGAACTGGCCTATGGCGGCCTGAAGCCGGAAACAGTGAAGCGGCTGGAAGTTCTCGGCGAACAGCTGGACGGTGGCGACCGCAAGAAGAGCCGCATCCGCGCTGACCTGAAACCTATCGTCGGAACACGGCTGATCCGTGAATGGCAGGGCGTCGAGCATCTCGTCACCGTCACTGCTGACGGTTTCGACTGGCAGGGTCGCCCTTACAAATCGCTGTCGGCCATTGCCCGCGCCATCACCGGCACGCGCTGGAACGGCTGGGTGTTCTTCGGCCTGAAAAACCATCGGAGGGGCGCATGACCAAACCAATCTTCAGAAAGTTGCGTTGCGCCGTTTACACCCGTAAATCCTCAGAGGAAGGGCTCGAGCAGGAGTTCAACTCGCTCCACGCCCAACGCGAAGCCTGCGAGGCATACATCGCCAGCCAGCGTTCCGAGGGCTGGGTGCTGGTCCGCGATCAGTATGACGACGGTGGCATTTCGGGCGGCACGCTGGAACGCCCCGGACTGAAGCGGCTGCTTGAGGATATCGAGGATGGGCTGGTCGACGTGGTTGTCGTCTACAAGATCGACCGCCTCAGCCGCTCGCTGGCGGATTTTGCCAAGCTGGTCGAGGTGTTTGACCGGAACGGCGTGACCTTCGTCTCGGTCACGCAGTCGTTCAACACCACCACGTCCATGGGACGCCTCACGCTGAACATCCTGCTCAGCTTCGCCCAGTTCGAACGCGAGGTGACGGCGGAACGCATACGCGACAAGGTCGCCGCCAGCCGGAAGAAGGGCATGTGGATGGGCGGGGTGCCGCCCTACGGCTACCGTGTGGAAAACCGGAAGCTGGTGGTCGAAGAGGAAAGCGCCACGCATGTGCGCTCGATCTTCGCCCGCTTCCTCGAGATCGGGTCCTGCACGGAGCTGGCGCGGGAGGTCGGCACGCGCGGAATCCGCACGCCCAAGGGCAATCGGATCGACAAGAAATACCTCTACAGGATGCTCAACAACCGCGCATACATCGGCGAGGCCGTCCACAAGGGCGACAGCTATCCCGGCGAGCACGACGCCATCATCGACCGCGAGGTTTGGGAC